CTATTGGGCGTCTGCCGGGGCGTTTGGGGATACTTTTGGGGATATTTTTTCGGCTGCCGGAAAGGCCTGCAGCACGGTGCCGAGGTTGGCCTCCGGGCTGCGCTCAATGAGGTGCGTGTAAATGTTGAGCGTGGTCTCCACCTTGGAGTGCCCGGCCAGGTACTGCACGACCTTGACATTGGCGCCGGACAGGATCAGGTTGGTGATGTATGTGTGCCGTAGGATGTGCGGCGTGACGTCAAGGTCGATCGTGATCTGCACCTTGGAGTTGCGCACCATCTCGCCGAGCTTTTTCTCACGGAGCACGGTCTCACCGTGCTCCGTGCGCTTGGCCGTGCCGGTCTGGCGGCGCGTGATGTAGCGCCAGGCGTTGCGGTACGCCGTCATGCTCCACGGCTGGCCGTCGCTGCTGCTGATGACATAGTCGCCGGTCGCGGTGCGCTGCAGGTCGGCGAGGCAGCCGACGAGCTTGGGCGGGATTGGCACGTCGCGCCGGGCGGCCGCGCTCTTGAGCTCGTCCGAGACGACCGGTTGATTGTGCACCCAGCGCAGCGCGCGGCGCACGGAGATATACGGCGCAGCGCCGTCGAGATGGACGCAGTCCCACTCTAGGCCGAGGATCTCCTCGCGGCGCAGACCGGCGTACAGGCCGATCATCACAAACGGATAGATGCGTGTGCCCGCGACGGCGTCCTCCAGCGTCTGCATCTGCTGACGGGACAGCGCCTCTTTTTCGGCCGATTTTTTGCCGCCGGCGCGCAGTCCGGCGCACGGGTTATGCCGCACGACGCCCGCGCGCTCGCCCGCTTCAAAGATCTTTTTGAGCGCGCAGACGATCTTATCCTGCGAGCTGCGCGACAGGGCGCCGCAGGCGCGCATTACCTCTGCGATGTCGTCCTCGGAGACCTCCAGTATGTGCCGCGCGCCGATAATCGGGCAGATGTGGCGATTGATGGCGATAGCATAGTCGGACTTGCGGCTGTCGCTGAGGTGCGCCGTATAGAGCTTGTACCACGTCTGCGCATACTGCCACACCATGGGATTGGCTGCCAGCGCCTTGCGGCGCTCGACCTCGACCAGGCGCTCGGCGACCTTGCGCTCCAGCTCCTCCGGGTCCTTAGCGTACACGGCGATATAGACACCGCGCTCGTCCCTGATCTTTTTCTTGAGATATTTTTGCATAGCAAATGCGCCTTGCATCTTGCGCGCCCGGCATGGGCGTGATAAGATAACAGGGCAGACTACCCCCTTTATTGCTTGGGTTGGGTTTTCTGTGTCAGCCGTCCGGTGTGCCAGCACCGGGCGGCTATTTTGTTATGTGTCCAATTTGGACACTATGCATTTTTGTTGCGGCCGTAAAAGATTTTGCCATGACGCAGGTTGCGCTTGTAGTAGCAGTGTGTGGATAGCTCCTGATCCGGATTTATGCACTTACCAGCGTCGCTGCACGCCTCATAGCGCGAGCAGCAGCCGAAATCAGTTGGCAGCGCATCAATCATATCGTCGAGGATCGCGGAGAGCAACGGCGCGTAGCTGACAATCGACTCAGCATCTGCAAGAGGCAGACGCACATAATACGGATCCGACCTAAGGTGTGACGTGCTGACATTCGCGGGGATCATATGCTCGTATTTGACCGGGATTGTCACATGACTTTTTTTGCCGCGGATGCTGATGCGGCATACGAGGCTGTTCTCGCTCCCGAGGTATAGGGAGCTGTACTGCGCGCCGTCCGCCTTAAAAATGAGCATATCTTCAGGTGTTGTCGCGTTGCGCATCGTCTCGAGGAGCGCCGGCTCTATCAGCTTGTACGCTGCCGTTTCCGCCGACATCTCATCCAACATATCCAGAGTGATCTGCTCCATTATACTGTTGCCCCCAAACCCGCGAGCTCCAAAAACTCGCGCTCATTGATGATTTGTATCTGCGCCTGCCCGCTGCTGTTGAGCTCATATGCTTTGAGCTCCTTTGTGCTGTGCCCGCTTGCGCCGACGGCATCCGGGTCCTGCTCGCCGAGGACGAGATAATGCACTTTTTTGGACACGGACGTTTTGACCGTCGCGCCGCAGTTTATGGCTATCTGCATCGCCTCGCCACGGTCGATGCTGAGCTCGCCGGTAAACACAATGTTTTTGCCGTATAGACAGCCGCGCTGATCGATCGTGTCGACTGTCGGAGCAATGTCACACGGCCGCGGCGCGTGCGGGTATGTCTTACTGTGCCCCTGTTGATGCGCAGACCTGCGCACCGGTTCACGAGCCGGGACAACATCGGCGTAATGGTAGATGTCTACGTCGGGCGATGTTGCGAGGTATTCCCACGCAGACAGACAGCCGCTGCGCTGGATACCGGTTATGGCAATCATTGCGCACGCCTGCGCGTCGTCCAGCGCGTTGTGATGCTGTTCGAGCTGGATGTGCAGCGCGTCCGTGCAGTTGTCCAGCTGCGCCTTGGCGATGCCAAGAGAGTGCGCGACTTCCAGAGTGTCGGCGTAAATAAAGTCTGGTATCTCATGGCTCAGCGACTGCAACAGTACCGTCATGTCAAAGTGAGCATTATGCGCAAAAACCGGCGTGTGCGGCGAGAACATGCAGGAGATCTCCTGCCATAGCTCGTCCAGCGTTTTGGCGTTTGCGACATCCTCGTCTGTGATACCGTGTACCGAGATGTTGTAAGAGTCAAAACCGGCCACACGCGGCTTGATGAGCGAGTAATATGTATCAACGATGCGCAGACCGGACACGGCCGCAATGCCGACAGAGCAGGCACTCCCGCGGCTCGCATTGGCTGTCTCAAAATCAATGGCCAAAAAATCGCAGCGCATATGTAGCTCCCTGTGTCCAAATTGGACACGTCACAACTTGGCCCGCAGCTCGACCACACGGCCGAGGATCTGCACGGGCAAGCTCTCAATCTCATCGTTACTGTAATACATAGGCTCGTAGGCCGGATTGCTGGGTATCAGCGTCACGCCCTGCGGGCTCTTTTTTATGCGCTTGACGGTTGCATCGTCGCCGTTTACCAGCACGACGGCGATGTCGCCGCTGTCCACGTCCGGCTGGCGGCGGACGATCACGACGTCGCCGTCCGAGATCTTGGGCTCCATGCTGTGGCCCTTGATCTGCAGACCAAAGTACTCACCGTCTCCGGCGACTTCAGCGCTGATGTCCTCCCAGTCGATGACCTCCTCAATCGCGTCGATGGGGATGCCGGCCGCTACGCGGCCGAGGACCGGGATGCGGATGTAGCCGGGGCGCGCTGGCTGGGAGTCGCTGCCCAGCAGATAATCAACCGAGACATCAAGGGCATCGGCTATCTTGCTTAGGGTTTCTGGGTTTGGGCTCGCCGTGCCAACCTCATATTTTGAGTAGGCTGGCTGCGAGATGTATATCTTTTTGGCCAGCTCGGATTGCGTCATTTTCCGCTGGATCCGCAGTGTTTTCAGTCGCTCGTTAAACATTTGCATCACCTCGTCTGGCACGATTATATAACCATAGGCTATAAAAATAAATAGCAAGATGCCAAAAAGCTATTGACAATAACCAAAAGTAGTATTAAGATATAAGCATAAAACCTAAGGTTATATCCGAAAGGAGGCATAGACAATGGATGGGCTGGCTACTTGCCGCAAGGCGGCTGGTCTCACGCAGGCGGCGCTCGCCGCGATCCTTGGTGTGTCGCAAGCGGCCGTAGCGGCGTGGGAATCCGGCGCAAAATTGCCGAGTGCGCACAAGCTCCCCGCGATCGCGGAAGCGCTGAGCTGCACGATCGATGACCTGTACAACGTGCCGACCTGACCGGCTATTAGGAGGTGCTTATATGCAAGGCATTGCTATCTTGCGCAAGGCCGCAGGCCTAAAGCAGGCGGATCTTGCTGCCGAAGTCGGCGTATGTCGCTCCGCTGTCGCTATGTGGGAGACTGACGCCATTACCCGCCGGCATCCAAGCTTCCAGCGATCGCAGCGGCGCTGAGCTGCACGGTCGATGACCTGTACAACACATCTGTCAACCCAAAAAAAGGAGATAAACACATGTCAAAAGAAGCAATCGAAAAAGCAATCTCGAGCATCTGCGACCGCATTGTGAGCGACGCAGGTACTGAGGACGGCTACACGCTCCTGCCGCAAATGACAACTGCGCTGGCGTTGTTGGTCGCAGCCAGCGCAGTTGCGGATGCACTTAGCCGAGCATTTACTCAAGATTTTTGATAGTGGTGTAGGTCACTTTCAACATATCCAAAAATTTCTCGGCATTCATTGGCGATCTTGCCGACGCGGTTGTGCATGCATTCCACGACTTTGTATACTCAATCGCCGCTTCAACTGCCAATTCCTTATCCGTTTTATTGCAGGACTGCATATTTTCACCTCCTTTCGCCTTGATTTTACCATGCTGGCTGAGAAGGTCAAGTGGGCGGAGGGTGGAAAGCCTCAAAACTTATGGGGGGCCGGCCTGACCGGCTATCATCATGTTACCAAAGGATGTGACAAATCACCATGCAGCACAACTACCACAATATCAGCCAAACCGGTAGACGCATTGCCGGCATGACGCAAGAGCGCTGGGCGGAGGCGCTGGACATCTCCGTCGAGAGCGTGCGCCTGTATGAGTCCGGCCGCGGGATGCCGTCCGACGATGTTGCGACGCGGATGGTCGAGGTCTCGGGCGCGCCGGTGCTCGGCTACTGGCACCTGCTTAACAAGTCGCGCGTCGCTGCCGACCTGCTGCCGCAGGTGGATGCCATCGCGCTGCCGCAGGCCGTGATCCAGCTGCTGCGCCGGATCCGCGACTTTGACAGCTCGCACCGCATCGACCGCCTTGTGGACATCGCCGAGGATGGCCGCATCGACCAGGACGAGCGACCGGACTTTGAGCAGATTACGCGCGAGCTCGACGGGATCGTGCAGGCGGCGATGCAGCTTAAGTACGCAAAAGGAGGAGACGAGGATGGCCATGCTGACGACTAAGGACGTGTGCGATCAGCTGTCGATCTCGCGGTCGTCCGTCGGGCGGCTGGTGACGGACGGCGAGCTGCCGTGCTACAAACTGGGCAAGTCGCTGCGCTACTATCAGTCGGACGTAGACGCCTACGTCGAGCGCTGCCGCATCGCAGCGGCACCGGCAGCCGTCTGCGCACCGCAGCCGCGCCCGAAGCCGCAGCCGGAAAAGCGCAAGCGCGGCCGGCCGATCAAAAACGCGGTGCCGGAGTACTACCCCGGCATGAGGGTGGTGTGAGTATGATGATGGGACAAAAAAAGAGCCGTGCCCGCGGCGACGGGCACGACTCAAGGTGCAAAAGTGTAGTAGCTACTACGCTTACATCTTACTGCAAACGTAACTTTTTTGCAAGGGGGGATTTTTGATGGCCGTCATGCGCGTGGAGAAAACAGGAAATTACACAGTCATGAGCAACCGCCATCTGGATGATCCCCGCTTGAGCCTCAAGGCGATCGGCCTGCTGAGCAAGATCCTGCGCCTGCCTGACGACTGGGACTACACGCTCGAGGGCCTCGCCCAGATCTGCAAAGAGGGCAAGGACGCCATCCGGTCCGCGATCGTGGAGCTGGAGCAGGCGGGCTACATCGAGCGCCGCCAGACGCACGCGGCGGACGGATCTTTTGCGGGCAACGAGTACATCGTGCACGAGGCGCCTCTTGGCGCGGATGCGCCACCGTTGTCGGATAATCCCACGACGGTGACACCGTCGTCGGGAAACCCGTCGACGGGAAACCCGTTGACGGAAAATCCAACGCAACCAAATACTAAAGATACCAAGTACTTAGATACTAATACCCCCCTTACCCCCCAGAGGGGGCGGCGAGCGCCGAAAAAAGAGCCAGGACGAGAGCCGACGTGGAAGCCGGAGCGCTTTGAGGCTTTTTGGCGATACTACCCGCGCGGCGAGTCCAAGAGGACAGCGATCGCGGCGTGGGACAAGCTCAAGCCGGACGATGCGCTGATCGACGACATCGCCAGAGCGCTCAAGCGACAGATGGCTAGCGAGGAGTGGCAGCGTGGCGTTGGCATCCCGTATGCGGCTACATACCTCAACCAGCGCCGCTGGGAGGACGAGCCACACGCGCCGGCAGAGCAACCGGCGGAGGGAGGAGGTCTGCCGCTATGGACGTAAAGCAGACACTGATCGATGCGCAGGCGGCCGTGATCGGCAGCGTGCTGATCTCGCCGGAGATCGTCGGCGACGTGATGCTGCGCGTATCGGCGGAGGACTTTTTGACGCCGGAGTACCGGCACGTGTACGATGCCATCCACGCACAGTGGTCCGCGTGCCAGACGGTCGACGTGGTCACGGTGCTGCACCGCCTGGGCGATGCATATCGGCAGATGCTGGTGCAGATCATGGCCGACACACCGACGGCGGCGCACTGGGAGGCGTATGCCGACGTGATGCGCGAGCAGGCAAGGCTTACACGCATCAAGGATGCGGCAGCCAAGATGCTCGACGCGGCGACGCTGGACGAGGCGCGCGCGGCCGTCGAGGCGGCGAGCGAGTGCCTGTGCGACAGCAAGACGCTGCGCGTCGTCAGCTGGCATCAGGGCCTGTGCGAGTTTTACCAGCGCCACGCCGATGGGCATCAGCCGGACTATCTCCGCTGGGGCATCCGGCAACTGGACGAGAGGCTCTACGCCGAGCGCGGCGATCTGATCATCCTCGGCGGCCTGCCGAGCAGCGGCAAGACGCTGCTGGCGACGCAGTTTGCGATGCACATGGCGCGCTCCAGTCTCCGGGTCGGGATTTTTAGCCTAGAGACGTCGGACGCCAAGCTGTACGACCGCATGGTCGCGCAGACGGAGGGCATCAACTTTGGCCGCATCAAGCGCAACCAGATGGTGCTGGACGACTACAAGACGGCGTCGACCGCGATCCAGACGGCGGAGCACATCCACCTTGATGTCATCCGCGCGGGCGGTTTCGGCGTTGCCGATGTGCAGGCGGTCGCCATGGCGCGGCGGTACGACGTGATCGTCATCGACTACGTGCAGCTGCTGCAGGCCAAGGGCAACACCCGCGTGGAGCAGGTGACCAACATCTCGCTGGCGCTGCACACGATGGCGCAGCGGGCCGGCATCGCCGTGATCGCGCTGTCGCAGCTGTCGCGCCCGGAAAAAGGACAGCAGCGCAGCCGTACACCGTCGATGTCGGACCTGCGCGAGTCCGGCCAGCTGGAGCAGGACGCGGATGCCATCATGATCCTCGCGGCGCAGCCCGGCGGCGACCGGGTGCTGTCGATCGTCAAAAACAAAGAGGGCGAGCGCGGCGCGATCGAGCTTGTCTTTGACGCGGCGCATCTGCGTATGCTGCCGGCGGTGTCCAAAATGGACACGCGCGTCGACCACGACGACGAGGACGACTGGCCGCGGATGCAGGCGTGGCCGCGCACCGCGGAGGGAGGAGGCGAGCTGCCATAAAGATCGGAGACAAGCTACCCGGCATGGTGCCGTCCTATGGGTCGACGTGCTCGGGCTTTGTATCGGACGGGCAAGCATTTACGGCGACCGTGGTGTACATCCATCCACAGCGGCGATTTTACACCGTGGAGTTTGATCTGCCCCGCGGACGCAAGTGCCGCGAGAGCTACTACTTCCCGGACCGCGCCGGCGACGACACGCTGCCGCGCAAGGACCGGCAGCCGAGACTGCCGGGCAGCCCAAAAAAGAAATAAAGCAAGAGGTGCAAAAAGTGAAAGTTATCAGCATTGTGAATCTCAAGGGCGGTGTCGGCAAAACCGCCACGGCCATCAACATGGCCAGCATCTTGGCCACGGAGCACGGCAAGAGCGTGCTGCTGATCGACGCAGACCCGCAGGCCAACGCGACCCGCTTTTTCGGCGGCGACCACGCGCCGGTGACGCTATACGACGTTTTCACGCGCCCGAGCTCGTGGGACGAGTGCTGCTGGATGACGCAGGTCGACGGCGTGGACATCATCCCGGCCAGCATGGATCTGCTGCAGCTCGACGTCGCGGCGGCAACCGCGGATAAGTCGCTTGTCTCCGGCTTTGGGGACTTTATGGCGGCGGAGTTCGCGGAGTCCGACTACGACTACGTCCTCATTGACTGCCCGCCGGGCTTTACGGCGGTGTCGATCGCGGGCATCTCCGTCAGCGATGACATCATCATCCCGGCCAAGGTCGACGCCTTTGCCATCTCCGGCATCGACGAGCTGACGGCGCAGATCCGCGCCGTGCAGACGGTGCGCAGCAGCATACGGATCGCCGGCGTGCTGGTGACGATGTGGCACAACGCACCGGTCGTCACGCAGGGCGAGCAGTACCTGCGCGCCATGGACGTGCCGGTCTTTGAGACAACCATCCGCCGCACGGACAAGATGGACGAGGCGACCTTCGCGCGCCAACCGATCAGTACATACAGCCGGTGGTGCGCGGCCGCCCGCGACTACCGCGACTTTGTGGACGAGTACCTGGGCAAGGAGGCGGCAGACGATGAGCAACTTTAACCTCGCGGACTACATCCAGCCGCCGGCCGGCGCCACGAAGCCTGCCGAGCGCAAGCTGCAGATGATCCCCACGCGCAAGATCTTTGCCAACGACAAAAATTTTTATGACACGAGCAAGGTCGACGACCTGATTGACAGCATCCTGATGCAGGGGCTACTCGACCCGCTGACCGTCCGGCCGTCCGGAGACGGCGAGGGCTACATCATCATCTCCGGCCACCGGCGTCACCGCGCGCTGATGACGATCTTGGACGATCATCTCGCCGAGGACACAAAGCCCTTTGAGACGACTCCGTGTTTTGTGCGCGAGCCGGGCGATGAGTTAATGGAGGAGCTGATGCTGATCCAGGCCAACAGCGCGACGCGCGTGCTGACCTCGGCAGAGACCTCCAAACAGGTCGACCGCGTGCGCGATCTGCTGTACGGCCTCAAGTCACAGGGCTACGAGTTCCCGGGCCGGATGCGCGACTACGTCGCCAGCGCGTGCAATATTTCGGCGTCCAAGATCGCGCGGCTGGACACGATCAAGACCAAGCTGATCCCGCAGATCAAGCAGTACTATGACGACGGCCGCATGCCCGAGAGCGTGGCCTACGAGATCGCCAAGTGCTCGGCGGATGACCAGCAGCTGATTGCCAAGGTCAAGGGCAACGGCAAGGACGGCCTGTGCGCCATGCGCTGCGGGGAGGCCGAGCGCATCTTGGACGACCGCGACAGTCTCGCCGCCCGCAAGTGCAAGTATGCATGCGGCGTCCCGTGCGACAACATGGTCAAATCGCTGCAAAAGACGACCGGCAACTACATGCGCAGCTGCGAGCACACCTGCTGTATGGACTGCCGTGATCTCGCCACCTGTGATAAGTACTGCAAGATCGCCAAGGATAAGCACCTGCAGATGCGCGCAGAAGCCGAGGCCGAGGAGCAGCGCCGCGAGGAGCGCCGGCGCGAGGACCGGAAGCAGCGCGACGATAAGTGCGCGGCGTACTGGGCGAGGCTGCACGACGCGATTGATCAGCACGGGCACAGCGCGGAGCTCGCCGCAGTGATGCATATCACGGAGACGGCGCTCGAGGCCGGCGGCACATACTACGCGCCGTACCGGCAGTGCATGCTGGAGGAGCTCGACGCGCTGGTCGCGGCGGCGGATATCCTCGGCGTGACCACGGACTATCTGCTCTGCCGGACGGATAACCCGCACTTTACGACGCTGCCGCAGCGCGAGAGCAAAAAGGAGGACGACGCATGAAAATCTACATAGCAGGTAAGATCACCGGAGACCCGTACTACAAGGCCAAGTTTGCCCGCGCCGCTGCGGACATCGCCGATGCCGGCCACACGCCCATCAACCCGGCCATGCAGCCGGAGGGCATGAGCAACGCCGACTATATGCGAATCAGCCTTGCGCAGCTGGACAGCGCGGATGCAGTCGCGTTTTTGCCGGACTGGGAGGACTCCAAAGGTGCACGGATTGAGCACCTCTTGGTGGAGTACACCGGCAAGCCGACGTATGACATCAAGTCTGCTCGCTATTACAGGTGGACGCTTGCGACAACACGCGAGGGCAAAATCCGCGGCGTCGTCGACGGGCGCTGGGATTTTAACGGCATGACAAGCGACGAGGTCATGGATACTATGCGGCTTTGCACCGGCGCCAGCTTGGAAAACTGTGACAAGTGTCCGCTGCACGACATCGACCACTGTGATGATGTACTGATGCAGGCTGCCTTTGAGTTGCTGCAACATCATCAATTTTTAATCGACGAGCAGGAGGCCGGCCATGACTGAATACAACATAAACGAAACGGAAGTGCTGCAGAGAGCGCTGGACACCTACGGATCTGCCCCACAGATTGCGATGGTGTTTGAAGAAATGAGCGAGCTGCAAAAGGAGCTGTGCAAGTACCTGCGCGGACGGGGTTCGTCCGAGCATATTGCCGAGGAGATCGCCGACGTGGAGATCATGCTCGATCAAATGAAGATGCTGTTTTGCTGCGCGGATGATGTGCGCAATGAGCGCAGGCGCAAGGTAGAGCGGCTGAAAGAGAGACTGGGCGGTGATAGTGATGGCTAAGCGCATCCCGAAAAATAATTCTTATGTCCGCATTCCTGCGGACAAACTTGAGGCGATAATTGAAGCAGGCTGTCCGCCAGTTTCTGGTTATGAGCGTTGTACGCATTGCATTGGCACGGATGGAGATTGCATTGCCTGTTGGCACGCATGGCTAAAGGACGGTGACAGCGATGCCAAAGCGAATTAACCCGCGCCGGAGACCGGCGACGGCGGATGCCTGCCGCGTGACGGATATGTATCAGCACCGGACCTGATCCGCGTGCTGCGAGACGAGTATGAGATCGACATCATAGGAGGATGACGGATGCAAAGCGTGACATATCGGCGGCGCGGCTATCTTTTTGCAGTGCGCCGCAAGGTCGTCGGCGTCCAGCTTTTCTGGACGATCTGTATGCGATCGCCGCGCACGCACGAGTGGCTGCCGGTCCTCGGAGAGCGACCTTTTACCAGCAGCGTGGCGGCGGAGGCGCGGCTCGCGGATCTCGCGCACATCAATCGCTGGGAGGTCGCACACTCGGTCGGCGTTGCTTTTGCGCCGGGCGAAAACAAGTAAAAAGGGATGGCGGGGCTGCGGCCCCGCCGTTTTGCGTCCTGTTAGGAGGCTACATGGCAAAAACAAAACGACTTAAAAAGCAGACTGCCGGGCGGCTTGTGCGCGCTGTCTGCTATACGCAGGTGCTGTCAACGGACGCGCCGAGGGCGCGAGCCGAAAAGGCCAAGTGCTCCACGGCGGCGCGCAGGAAGCTCAACTATCGCTTTGCGTACCAAAAGCTGCAGATGCAGCTCGCGGCCAACTTTACGCGACGCGACCTGTATGTGACGCTTACATACGACGACGCGCATCTGCCGCCAAACCGCAAGGCCGCGAAAAAGCAGGTCGCCGCATTTTTTGACCGGATGCGCCGGCAGTACCGGCGGGCCGGGCGCGAGCTGCGCTATGTGTACGTCACGCAGGAGCTGCAAAGCGATGGAAGCCGGAGACTGCACCACCATCTGATCATCAGTGCGACGGGCGCGGGAGACTACGACACCATCCGCGCGCTGTGGCCAAACGGCGACAACGTCGAGATCCTGCCGATCGGCGAGACGGAGATGTATGTGCATGATGACTTTTTGGAGCTGGCGCAGTACCTGCTCCACGAGCGCAATCCGGACGCGCCGGCAACCGCGGTCGGCGACCGCGGATGGAACGCGAGCCGCAACCTACGCAAGCCGGTCGAGGAGTCCGAGATGGTGGACGAGTCGGTCACGGTCACCGCGCCGCCGGGCGCGTATATACTGGACACGGACCACAAGCAAAATGAGTTTGGGTGCTATGATTATATAGTGTATCTGCTGCCGGAGCGCCGAGCGCGCAAGGAGTAGATGCCTATATTATCTGTCTTGGGGTTGTGTATATCTTTAGACGCAGCCCAAACAAATTGGAGGGATTTACTTGCAAAAGGATTGCAAAAGCAGTAAAATGATAGTGCAAGGCAACCGGGCCGTGTGCCCAGTGTGCCAAGCAGTGACGCGCGTCGTCATCCTGCCGGACACGGTGGTGCTCAACTTCCCGCTGTACTGCCACCGGTGCAGACGGACGACGATCGTCGACTACAACCGCATACGCCTGAGCGATAACGCCTGAGCGATCTGATTACGCAGCAATGTGTGTCAGTCGCTCGGGCGTTTTTTATTTTGCGCAGATCGCCGGGCGTCTCGGAGGTGATAGCCCGTTATGGCGACCGGTATCTACGCAGACAAGCGCTGGCCGCCGCTGCGCGCTCGCGTCCTGCGCCGCGATGATTACCTGTGCCAGCAGTGCCTGCGATATGGCAAGCACCGCGCGGCGACGACTGTGCACCACTGTTTTCCGGCCGGGCGCTATCCAAGCTATGCCTGGGCGGCCTGGAATCTTGTCAGCCTTTGCTCGCGCTGCCACGATGCGATGCACGACCGCAACAGCGAGCAGCTCACGCCGCTGGGTGAGCAGTGGCGACAGCGCGCCGAACGCCGCAAGCCCCCCCTCTCGTGACCTCCAGCGCTTACCATCCGGGGACCGGCGGGGAGAACTCTTTCCAACCGCGCCGGGTTTTCGGCGCGGGGGGATCGCGCGGGTACAAAGCAACCGGGCGCGCGCACGGAAACCTTGGAGGCGGCATTTTTGCGTCCCTGCGATTTTTGCGCAAAAACGAATCAATCCCAGCCCAAAACGTGGCCGGAAGCGTGTCCAAATTGGACACAAAAGGAGCGTGAGACATGAGCAAGCGCGAGGATGCGATCCGCGACAACATGCGGCTCGCTGGAACTTACAACCAGGCGTTTGAACCGATCATCAAGACGCTCGCCCGCATCCAGACGGAGCTTGCAAAGGCCGAGCGCGACTGGCGCTCGAACGGCGGCGAGTTTGTGACCGAGTACACCAACAAGAGCGGAGCGACCAACGCGGTAAAAGACCCGTACTACTCCGTGGTCGAGGGGCTGCGCGGGCAGATCGTCGACATCTCGGCGCAGCTTGGTCTGACGCCGACCGGCCAGCGGCGCGTACTTGGAAACGCGAAGGCAGCACCGACCGGGCCGACCGCGCTGGAGCGCGCACTCGCCGAGGCACGAGAGAGGGCAGGGAAATGACCGGCGCGGATGCAGACCTGCTGCGCACGCAGCTCGTCGATCACCGCAACGCCTCGGACGTCCTTGCCTACGTCACCGGCTGCCTGGACGGGACGATCCTTGCCTGCCCGGATATCCGGCAGGCGTGCGAACGCTTTGTCGCGGACCTTGCCGACCCGCGCTGGGAGTTTCGGCCGGCCGAGGCGGAGTACGCGATCGAGCTGATCGAGACTATGCTGTGCCACCAGCAGGGGCAGCGGCTGGACGCCACTCCACTCCGCGGACAACCGTTTTTGCTCCTGCCGTATCACAAGTTTTGCGTGTACAACCTCCTTGGCTTTTACCTTGCCGGCACAGACGAGCGCCGGTTTAAGGAGGCGTTTATCTTTGTACCCCGGAAAAACATCAAGACGACGTTTGCGGCCGCGCTTGCCTGGGCGCTGTCGCTGATCGAGTCGCCGTCCGGGTCCAAGGTGTACATCGTGTCTGCTGCGCTCAAGCAGTCGCTGGAGTCTTTTGGCTTTTTGGCCTACAACGTCCGGCGGCTCGGCCTGTCCCAGGACGACGACCCCAACGGCCTGCGCATCCTGGACAACAACGCCGAGCGCAGCATCTCCGGCTCGGTCGGCGATGGGTCTATCTACATCAACGCGCTGGCGTCCAACCCGGACCAGCAGGATAGTTTTAACGCCAACATCATCATCGCCGACGAGCTGCACGCCTACAAGTCGCCCAAACAGTACAACGTGCTCAAGGAGGCGACCAAGGCGTACACCAACAAGCTCGTCATCGGCATCTCGACGGCGGGTGACCGCGAAAACAGCTTTTGTGGGCACCGGCTTAAGTACTGCAGGCAGATCCTTAACGGCACGATCAAGTCCGCGGACGCGGATGCGCTGTTTGTCTTTATCGCGGCGGCGCCGGTCGATGAGTCCGGCAACGTGGACTACACCAACGCCGACGTGCAGCGCATGGCAAACCCCGCCTACGGGGAGTCCATCCGCCCAAACGACATCATGAACGATGCGCTGCAAGCGCAAAACGACCCGCAGCAGCGCAAGGACTTTTTTGCAAAGTCGCTGAATGTCTATACGTCCGCGATGCGGGCCTACTTTAACATCGCGGAGTTTCGGGCGTCGGATGCCAAATATCACTGGACGATCGAGCAGCTGGCAAAGCTGCCGATCAAGTGGTACGGCGGCGCCGACCTGTCCAAGATGCACGACCTGACGGCGGCCTGCCTGTACGGCGTATACCAGGGCGTCAACATCATCATCCCGCACTGCTGGTTCCCGGTCACGGCCGCGGCCGTCAAGGCCGAGGAGGACAACATCCCGCTGTTTGGCTGGCAGGAGGACGGCTGGCTGAGCATGAGCAACGACAAGTCCGTCAATCACGCGGAGATCGTCGCTTGGTTTGTGCGGATGCGGCAGATGGGCTTTAAGATCGCCGAGGTCGGGCACGACCGGAAATTTTGCCGCGAGTACTTTGCCGGCATGAAAAAGGCCGGATTTAAGATCGTCGATCAGCCGCAGTATTTTTACAAAAAATCGGAGGGCTTTAGGCACATCGAGGCGGCAGCAAAAAACGGCCTGCTGTACTACCTGCACGCCGAGCCCTACGAGTACTGCGTGCAAAATGTCCGGGCGGTCGAAAAGACGGACGACATGGTTCAGTATGAGAAAATCGAGCCGACGCTGCGCATTGACGTCTTTGATGCGTCCGTCTTTGCGGCGATCCGGATGCTGGAAAACAGCGAGAAAGCAGCCAAAGACCTTGGCTGGTTTGCGTGAGGAGCGTGAGATATGAGACTTTTCGCGGGCCGCAAGGCGGCCAAAAAGCGAGGTGCCGGCGGCCTAATCGGGTGGATCGTCGGCAGCGACGGGTCTGCGATGCAGGTGCCCGGCTACACCCGGCTGATCGACTGCCCGGAGGTCGCCGCGGCAGTCGATGCGATTGCCGGAAGCGTCTCCAGCATGACGATCCACCTGCTGGAAAACACCAAGGCGGGCGACGTGCGCGTGCGCGATGCGCTGGCGACCAAGGTGGATATCAACCCCTACGGTCCGACCACGCGCAAGACGTGGGTCGAGTGGATCGTGCGCACAATGCTGACGGCCGGCGATGGCAACGCCTTTGTGCTGCCGGTGACGACCAACGGCTACCTGGACGACCTGATGCCGATGCCGGATGCAACCGCGCAGCCGGTCGGCGACAGCTACGTCGTGCAGTGGCGCGGGCGCAGTTTTGCGCCGGACGAGGTGCTGCACTTTGTGCTCCACCCGGACTTGACCTATCCGTGGCGCGGCACCGGCTACCGGGTGCAGCTGCGCGACGTGGCAGCCGGCCTCAAACAGGCCGCCGCCACGAAAAAGGGCTTTATGTCCACAAAGTGGAAACCGTCGATTATCGTCCGCGTGGACGGTATCGCCGAGGAGTTTGCCGGGAAAGAGGGCCGCCGTAAATTTTTGGACGATTATCTGAGCACCGACGAGGCCGGAGAGCCGTGGGTGGTGCAGGCGGACCTGATGGACGTGCAGCAGATCAAGCCTTTGTCGCTGCAGGATCTGGCAATCAACGACGCCGTGACGCTGGACAAGCGCACGGTCGCCAGCGTAATGCATGTCCCGGCGTTTTTGCTGGGCGTCGGGGACTATGACCAGGACGCCTACAACAACTACGTGCGCTCGACGGTGATGGAGATCGCCACGGCCATCCAGCAGGAGCTGACCAAAAAGCTGCTTCTCTCGCCGTCCCGGTATTTCCGCCTCAATCCGCGCAGCCTGTATGCCTATAGCATGGCCGACCTGTCGTCGGTCGCGTGCGACCTGTATGTGCGCGGTCTCATGACCGGAAACGAAGTACGCGACTGGCTGGGCATGACGCCCAAAAAGGACCTCGACCAGCTCGTGATGCTGGAGAACTACATCCCCGCCGGCATGATCGGCGACCAAAAAAAGCTGATCCAGGATCAGCAGAAGGAGGGCAAAGATGTCTGATAACAACAGCCGGCAGGGCCGGCAGCTGCGGAGCACGCCGCAGCAGTTTTGCACCCGCGACGACGGGGACGACCTCATCATCGAGGGGTATTTTGCCGTGTTTGACAGTCCCTATGTCCTGTGGGACGGGGCGACCGAGATCGTCAAGCCGGGGGCGTTTGCCGGATGTCTGTCCGGCGACATCCGCGCGCTGATCGACCACGACACACGGCTCGTGCTCGGCCGCACCAAGGCCGGCACGCTGACGCTGCGCGAGGATGCGCGCGGCCTGTATGGCACAATCAAAATCAATCGGGACGATGCCGACGCCATGAGCCTCTATGCGCGCGTCCAGCGCGGTGACGTCGACCAGTGCTCGTTTGGATTTGACATTGAGGAGGAGACCTTTGTCGACCTCGGCGGCGGACAGTGCCGCTGGGAGATCAACAAGGTAAACCCACTGTACGAGGTCTCGGTCGTGACCTATCCGGCTTACGAGGAGACCGCCGTCAAAGCCCGCCATGCGGATCTCGCCGAGATCCAGCGCCGGCAGGCAGAGACATGGAAAACCAAGATGATCAACAGACTGACAGGAGGAGATAAACATGGCACTTAAAGTACTGCTGCTGCGCAATAAGCTGTCCGCCGTCAACGCGACGCTTGCACAGCTGCGTGAGCAGGCTGCGGCGCTGGAGACCCGCGAGAGCGAGCTGGCCGCAGACATCGAGGCGGCCAAGACCGACGACGAGCGCGCCGCCTGCGAGACGGCAATCGGCGAGTTTGAGGCGGACCGCGACAAGGTGACGGCAGACATCGTGGCAGCCGAGGAGGATGCCGCGAGCCTGACCGAGCAGATCGAGGCCGCCGAAGCCAACGCCGCCGAGGCCCGCAGCGCAGCCCACACCAACACCACATATCACACTGAGAGAGGAGCACACAAAACTATGCCTACCAACACCGCGGGCGGCGATGCCCGCAGCCGCTTTTACGGCATGACCTACGCCCAGCGCGACGCATTTTTTGCCCGCGATGACGTCACCGCATTTTTGACCCGCACCCGTGAGATGCTTGGCCAGCAGCGCGCCGTGTCCGGCGCAGCCCTCGGCATCCCCGAGGTGATGCTGGACATCGTCCGCGACAACATCAACCGCTACAGCAAGCTGATCGGCTACACGCGCCTGCGCCAGGTGCGCGGCAAGGCGCGACAGAACATTGTCGGCACCGTGCCGGAGGCTGTGTGGACGGAGATGGTCGGCACGCTCAACGAGCTGACTATCACCATCAACCAGGTCGAGACCGACGGCTACAAGGTCGGCGGCTACGTCTTTGTCTCCAACTGCTACTTGGAGGACGACGACAACATCGGCCTGGCGACCGAGATCCTTGACCAGCTCGGCCAGGCGATCGGCTACGCGCTGGACAAGGCCATCCTTTTTGGCACCGGCACCAAGATGCCGGTCGGCATTGCGACCAGACTGGCAGCCGCCGAGCAGCCCGCATGGTGGGGCACCAACCAGGGCACTTTTACGGCGCTTGCGACGACCAACGTCATCAAGTCCAACTCCGCCGCCAAAAACGGCGAGGAATTTTACGCGGATCTGATCACCGCGCTCGGCACTGCCGACCCCAAGTACTCCAACGGCACGCCTGTGTGGGTGTGCAATCACAAGACACACATCGCGCTGCAGAGCAAGGCGCTTGCCTTTGACAGTGCTGCCGCGCTGACTGCCGGCGTGACGTCCGAGATGCCGATCATCGGCGGCCAGATCGTGGAGCTGGACTTTGTGCCGGACAACGAGATCATCGGCGGCTACATGGATCTGTATCTGCTGGCCGAGCGCGAGGGCACGACCCTCGAGCAGTCCACGGAGGTCAAATTTATCGAGGACCAGACTGCGTTTAAGGCGACCGCCCGCTACGATGGCAAGCCGGTGCGCGGCGAGGCTTTTGTGGTGGTGCGCTACGACAACGTCGCGCCGGTGACCTCGGCGACTTTTGCCGCTGACTCCGCCAACTGATGGCCGGCGGTACGGCCGAGCCGGTGCTTGCGCTGCTCAAGGCTGATCTCGGCGTGACGCACACCAAGCGCGACGAGTACTTTGCGGCGCTGATCGCGGCCGCGGCCAAGATGCTGCGCACCGAGGGCGTCGTCCTCGACCTGAGCGACCAGGGCGACCAGCTGCTGCTGGAGATGTATGCCGCGCACCTGCACGAGCGCAGGCAGCAGCCGACCATGGCGATGCCGCGCTACCTGCGGGCCAAAATTAACAATCGGCTCTGCCATCAGCAGATGCAGGGCTAAGGCACAACACGCCGGTGTGCCCAAATCGGACACACCGGCAAAGGAGGGAGACGTGTGTACGATGATGTAATCAATCTGATCGCCATTGACGAGCGCGGCAACGACGTCGGCAGCCACGAGGTTTTTTGCAAGCGCGAAAGCATCACGCGCGCCGAGCACTACCAGGCGGCCGCCGTTGGCCTGCACCCGTCGGTGCAGTTTCGGCTGGCCGACTGGCGAGATTACGACGGACAGAGATTTGTCGAGCACGAGGGCAAGCGCTACATCGTCGAGCGCACCTACGAGACGCGGGACGGCGGGCTTGAGATTGTGGTGAGGTGACGGGCGCATGATGGTGATGGCAAACGAGCTCGGCGACGCGATCGCGGGCGTGCTGGCTGAGTACAGCCGTGACGTGCAGGATAAGCTGCGCAAAATCGTAGATGCAAGTATGCGCGAGCTTGTGGCCACTACGCGCAAAACCGCGCCGAGGCGCAAGTCCGGCACCGGGCACTACTACAAGCAGATCGCGTCCAAGCTGACGCTTGATACGGACAGCGGATACGCGCGGACGTGGTACGTCAAATGGCCGGACTACCGGCTGACGCACCTGCTGGAGTTTGGGCACCAAAAGGTCAACGGAGGCCGCGTCGAAGGCACGCATTTTTTGCAAAAAGCGGTGACACAAGTCACCGAGGAGTACTTGCAGCAAGTGGAGGAGGCGCTGAGCGGTGGCTGATATCATCCCCACGGTGCTCGACGGCATCCAGCACATCGAGACGTGCTGGGCTATGCCGCCGTCGCTGCCGTATGCCGTCTATCACGACCGGACGACCCGCCGCGGCGCCGACCTGTACAACGGCATCACAGAGCACAACATCACGATCGAGCTCTACGCGCAAAAGCCAGCCGAGGATCTCGAGGCCCTGATCGAGCAGCGGCTCGACGCGCTCGGCCTTGAGTACGTGCGGGAGGAGCGCATGTGGATCGACACGGAGCACTTTTTTGAGACGGTGTACGATTTTACATACACCGAGAAAGGATTTGCATAATTATGGCACTCAAAAAACGAAAAGACATCACGCTTGGATCCGGCAAGCTTTACGTGCAGGAGTACACCGGCACGACCGTGCCGGAGACCGAGGCGATCTGCACGGACGACAACATCCTGGGCTACATCTCCGGCGGCGCGACGCTGTCGTACAAGCCCACCTTTTACAATGCAAAGGACGATCTTGGACTTGTGTCCAAGACGGTGCTCACCGCCGAGGAGGTGACGCTTAAGTCCGGCGTGATGACGTGGGACGGCAACACGCTGGCCAAGCTCAGCGCGACGGCCCGCGTGACGGAGACCGACGCTGCGACAGGAAAACCCGCAAAGCGATCCGTTAAGATCGGCGGCGTCGACAACGCCGACGGCAAAAAGTACGTGCTGTGCTTTAAGCACGCTGACAAGGACGGCAAGCGCGAGCTTTACGTGCGCATTGTCGGCAAAAACCAGTCCGGCTTTGAGATCGCCTTTGCGAAAGACAAGGAGACCGTCATCGACGCTGAGTTTGCTGCCGACCCGATGGACGCGGAGGGCACGCTGATCTACTACGATGAGGTGTACACGGCATGACAAATCGATTTACACTTGGCCAGCACAAGGCAATCTTTACGCTGGAGCTGCAGGACGGCCGCGCGCTGCTGCTGACCGTGCCGCCGCTGAGCGTTTTTAAGCGGATGACGGCTATGCAGGACAGCGCAGGCGTGGACGAGATGATCGACATCGTCTGCGACATCCTTAACTGCAACCGCACGGGCGCGACCTTTACGCCCAAGGAGGTCGCCGGGCTTTTTGCCTTTGACGATCTTATCGGCTTTTTTGCCGCATACTCGGACTTTGTCGCGGGGGCGACCAAGGCAAAAAACTGACGATCCCGTACTATCCCGATGACGGAGATGGTACGGGATGCCACTACACGATCGAGACGATCGGCGAGCATCTGGTGGCACAGTATGCCAACATGGCTCTGCCGGACGTCTGCGATCTGCTGCTGGACGACTATATGCTGCTGCTGCGCGACGCCTTTATTGCGCGCAAGCTGCAGTCGGAGGACGGCCGCGAGTATCTGGATAACGCCTGGAGACTGGAGCAGACTGAGCCGGATGTGGTCGGCCTGCGCAGCACCTTCGGGCGGCATGAGGAGGTGGACACTTGAGCGGCAAAGGTACGACACTTAAGGGCATCACCGTCGAGATCGGCGGCGATACCACAAAGCTTGGCGACGCGATCCTTAAGGCGCGCAAGTCGGCGAGCGATCTGAGCGGCGAGCTACGCGGCGTCGAGTCGCTACTTAAGTTTGATCCCACCAACACTGTCCTGCTTGCGCAAAAGCAGGATATCCTCGCCGAGTCGATCGCCGGCGCTAAGGACAAGCTTAAGATGCTGATCGCAGCGCAGGAGTCGATGTCCAATCAGCTGGCCGATGGCAAGATCAGCCCGGAGCAGTACCGCGACTTTGAGCGAGAGATCGAGTCGACGCGCCAGCAGCTCACGCGACTGGAGGCAGCTGCCTCCGGGACGGACGACGCCGTCGCTAATGTCGGTGACGCAGCCAGAGAGGCCGGCGAAAAGGCCGAAAAAGCCTCCGGCGGATGGTCCGTCTTAAAGGGCACGCTGGCCGACCTGGCAGCGTCGGCAATCAAGACCGCCGCGAGCGCGATCGGCGACACGGCGCAGGAAATGATTACCGGTGCGGCGGAGTATGGCGATACAATCGACAAAATGTCACAAAAGATGGGCATGTCGTCCGACTCTTATCAGGAGTGGGATTTTGTCCTGCAGCACTGCGGCGCATCGATTGAGTCGCTAAAACCAGCGATGAAAACGCTGGCCACAGCCGCTGAAAGCGGCTCGGACGCCTTTGCGCAGCTCGGCATATCGCAGGAGCAGATCGCTGGCATGTCGCAGGAGCAGCTTTTTGATGCCACGATTGCAGGTCTGCAAAATGTGACCGACGAGACGCAGCGGACATACCTTGCCGGGAAACTCCTTGGCAGGGGCGCAACGGAGCTCGGCCCGCTGCTTAACACAAGCGCGGACGACGTCGCCGATATGCGCGCGCAGGTGCACGACCTCGGCGGCGTGATGGGCTCGGACGCGGTCAAGGCGGCCGCAGCCTATCAGGACAGCCTGCAAAACATGCAGTATGCCTTTAGCGGCTTAAAAAATAACATCTCTGGCGAGCTGCTGCCGACGCTGACGCTGATCATGGACGGCGTCACAAAAATGCTGACTGGCGGCGGCGACGAGGTCGCGGCAGCGGTCGGAGACCTTGTCGTGTCCCTGTCTGGGCAGCTCACGGCGCAAGCGCCGCGCATGATGTCCGTCGCGCTGACCTTTATCGCGGCGCTGGTGACCGGCCTGCTGTCCGCGCTGCCTGACCTGATGGGCGCGGCCGTGGATTTGGTGGGCGCGCTGCTGCTCGGCATCGCGGATCAGCTGCCGGGCATCATCACTGCGGCGATGTCCGCGCTGCTAGGTATCGTGGCCACGATCACGTCCCCGGAGTCGATCACGCTGCTGATCCAGGCTGCGATGCAGCTGATGCTGGCACTCGCCCGCGGGCTTATCACGGCGATCCCGCAGCTGATCGACGCCGTACCGGGCATCATCACAAATCTTGTCGAGTCTTTTTACGCGATGCTGCCGGAGATCATCGGCGTGGGCATCGAGATCGTCATCGCGCTGGCGTCCGGGCTTGTGTCCAACGCCGGGCACATCATCGCGGCTGTGCCGCGTCTCGTAGAGACGATCGTCCGCGGCTTTTTGGCCTGCGTAAAATCCTACTGGAACATCGGCAAGTCCATCGTCGACGGCATCCGGCAAGGCGTAACTGAGCAATGGCAGCGACTTAAGTCGGACGTGTCCCATCTTTTTACGGGCTTGGTCGACTGGATCAAAAAGCTGCTCGGCATCCACAGCCCATCGCGCGTCTTTGCGGATATCGGACAAAATATGGCGGCCGGCATCGGCGACGGCTGGGCGTCTACGATCGGCGACATCAATCGCCAGATCGGCGAGTCGCTGCAGCCGCAGTACGTCATCGGCGTGGATATGCAGGGACTGTATGCGCAGGCAGCTACGCTGCAAGCGGCCGCATCTACTGGCGCCGGCAGTGACGTCGCCGCCGTGCTCGAGCGCATGGACCGCCTCGAGCGCGCGATCACAGGTATGCAGATCTACATGGACGGAGACGCGCTTGTCGGCTCTGTCGCCACGCGCATGGACTATGCGCTCGGCGGCATCTACGCGAGCAAGGACAGGAGGACGATATAATGGCACTTACGTGCAAAATCGGCGGTGTACAGTACACCGCGCTGGATCTGATGAGCGTGCAGATTGGCCTGCCGGACATCAAGACGCAGAGCGAGAGCGTCCCAGGCGCGGACGGCGAGATTGATCTCACCGACGCGCTGACGGGCGGCCCGGTCTTTGGCAACCGACAGATCAAGCTTCGCTTTGGCTTTGCACCGACCGGGGATTTTGAGTTTTACAGCTTCGCCGCCGCCGTACATGGGCGGCGGCTGAAGCTGGAGCTGAGCAACAAAGCCGGCTATTACATCGGCCGGTGCACCGTCGGCGCGCCGGACACATCACTGGACAAAACGACCTTTGATGTCACGGTAGACGCTGATCCGTATCTGCTGGAGTCGACGGAGACCACCATCACCATCCCCGTGCTGGCAGCGTCGAGCAACCTGATGGTCGGCAAGACGCTGACCGTCGTTGGATCGATATCGTCGTACGCGCATGTGTCCGGCAGCGGCGCGGACACGGAGCTGATCCTGTGGGCCGGCGACGACCCTACCGTCGAAAACTGGGTGCGTGTGCAGCTGCCGTGGCCTACGGCCGGGTCCTGCATCGTGACGGCAGAGGCGACGCAGGGCTGGTACGAGATCACGGACGCTGACGGCAACGTCTACAACGGCGGCTCGCGCTGGTGCGGAGATGTGCCTGCAAATGGCCTGTATGTCACCATGCACGCGCGCGGCGGGCCGGTAGACCAAAACGGCTATTTGCGCCACATCCAGATATACAAGGCTACGCCGACGTCGCTGGCCTTTTTGGCCAGCGAGCGCCTGCTGTACCCGGAAATCGGCGGCGTCACGGCCGACACGACGATCATGCGCTGCTCGCGGCCGTCCGCACCGGTCGAGCTGCGCGCGGGCGAGACCGTCAGCCCGTATCTGTCCATCCGGCGCGAGCAGGACTATGCTTTTGCGGTCGCTGCCACTGCCGGGCAAATCACCCTGACGGGCCGTAGGGGGTGGATGTGATGTATGCAGGCTATGTCGACGGCCGACTGCTTTTTGCGGCCGGCATGCCGGGCTACGAGATCGTGGACGGCACGATCAGCGAGGCCGTCGGCTCCGCCAGCGCGGCGACGATCAAGCTGCCGCCGAGCAACGTCATGCGCGACGTGCCCATCAAGCGCGCGTCCGTGATCTCCATCCGCAAAGACGGCGCGGAGGTCTTTCGCGGGTCTGTCGTCGACACGACTACGGACCTGCGCGGCATGCGCACTTATAGCATCGACAGTGCCATGATGTGGCTTGCGGATATCTGCAAGCCGCCGCATACAATCAACGCAATGGCGGTGTCGGCATACCTCGGCGCGCTGGTGACGCAGTACAACGCCGGCTGCCTGGCCGGCAAGCAGGTCAAGCTCGGCAAGGTCGGCGCGTCGCTGCCATCGATCACGATGTCTGCGAGCGAGTACAAGTCCATGCTGGACCTGGCCAAAGAGGCAGCATCGGTCTCAGGCGGCGAGCTGCGCATCCGCTACGCGGACGGTGCCGTCTATCTCGACTGCCTGGCGTCGTATGACCACCGCTGCTCGCAGACGGTCGAGCTGCGCAAAAATCTCCTTGGCCTGACGGATGAGATTGACGGCGCGGACCTTGTCACGCGCGTCTATCCCGTCGGCAAGGGCGGGCTGACCATCGAGGACATCAACGGCGGGCAGGTGTATCTTGTCAACGCCGCGGCAGAGGGCATCTATGGGCGCATCGACGGCACGATGCGAGCCGATACAGACGATGCGTCCGTGCTCAAAGCAACGGCTGCATCATATCTGGCACAGCACAGCGGCCTGTCGCGCGGCATCCAGGTCACGGCGGCGGACCTGTCGGCGCAGGACATCACGATCGAGTCCTTTGCGATCGGTGACAGCGTCCGCGTGGTGTCTCCTCCGCATGGCATCGACACTATCATGCAGGTGTCCAAGTTGGACACAAGTCTGGTCGGCAGCAAGTCCAGCATGACGATCGGCTGGGGCAAAAAGTCTCTTACTGGCAGCGTCTCCTCCAGCGGAGGCCGGTCGACCAGCACGTCGCCCGGAGGCAGCTCCAGTGCGGACACCATCATCGACCAGGGCACGACCGGCAAGTGGACGTGGCGCAAATGGGCGAGCGGTGTTGCTGAGATGTGGGCGAAGTTCGACGCCCCCTCGCTGACAATGACATCGCAGACATGGGGCCCCCTGTATACCGCATCGTGGATGGGTCTCGCGGCAAATAAGGCAGCACGCCAATATCCGTTTGCTTTTGTTGAGAACCCTGTCGTGTCTGCGACGCCGACGGTTGGGAGCGGCAACATCTGGCTTGCAACTAACACGGAAAACGACATAGGTACGCGGCTGACGCACGCGCCGGCGTATCAGTGCGTGAGAGCATCTGACGCGACGGTTAATAGCCCGCAGATCAGCTACTATGTTGTGGGCAGGTACAGGTAAAGGAGGCAACCACATGACTATCACAATCGCAGACGGACGCGGGGCGCTGTGGCGGTTGGACGCCGAGCGGTGCTCGCGCGTAGGCGTCAGCGTGCCGCAGCCCAACGCGGCGGCGTGGGAGGCAGTTGACTGATGGAATTTGTTTCTTGCGATCCGTCAAATTACCGCGCCGGGCGCACGCAGCCGGTGCGGTACATTGTGATGCACTACACGGCAAACAACGGCGACACCGCGCGCAACAACTGCGATTACTACCACCGCGTGGGCGGCCTGGGGGCCAGCGCGCACTATTTCGTGGACGAGCACGGCGCGATGCAGTCCGTGCGCGAGGGCGACACGGCGTGGCACTGCGGCGCGCGGGCGTACTGGCATCCCGAGTGCCGCAACGGCAACAGCATCGGCATCGAGATGTGCAGCCGCAA